TATGATATGTTCTCGTGTATTTTTAGGTTCTATTGCCATTATACTGGTTTGTTAGGTTTTCGTTGATTTTTTCTATACATTTTTTCCATAGGATCTAATAATACTTCTTCTGAAGAAGTTAGTCCAGTGACTGGATCTATAGTCATAGGCGGTTTTATTATATTATTTTCCCCTAAAAATCCTAAATTAATTAAAGGAGTTTGTACAGTGTTTAATATTTCTGATCCTAAAGAAAGATTAAGAGGATTTTCTAATTCTGGGAACATATCATTTAGATCATATCTAAATAATTGTCTTCTAATATTAGCAATTACAGGCAATATATCTCTTAACGGATCTCTATAGGTTGGATCAACCTCTTGTATATCTCTTGTTATTTCTCTTGATTTACGAAATACATTTTTAGATGGTACGTAAGGAACATACATTTCTCTTTGAATAGCACCATAATTTTTTCTTCCTATCTTACCAGAAACATAAGATCCTATTTTTTTCATATCTCCTTTTAATGTAGTAGCTGCTTGAACATCTTTTAATAATTCTTTTTGATTGCTAAACAAAGCTCTGTTAGCATTAATGTAGGCATCTACTAATGCAGTTGGAGTTACTTCTCCACCTCTTAAAGCTACCGTTGAGAATAAAGCTTTAGATTCTCTAGCACCTCTTAAGTAATCTGCAGTTTTATAAATCATAGATTTTTCAGGTTCAATTTCAATTGCTCTTGCACCTATAATTCCCATTAACTCATTTGATAATTCATACTGTCTTCCTCTGTCATCTAATCTGCCTTTGTCATCAGTAGGTTTCATAGATAAACCAATTCTTTGTAATTGTTTCCAGTTTAAAGGTGCTTGTGATTGAATTAAGTGTCCTACTGCTTTAGAAACTTTTGTACCTATAGGATCTTGATTACTCCATACTTTGTAACCTTCTGGAGTTCTACCATTTCTACCTAGAACAGGAGCTACATCCATTAACGCTTGAGTCCAAATAGATTCACTGACAAATGGTGAACCTAATTCTTTTGTAGATTCAATCATACCCATAATAAAATCATCCATCAATCCATTCTTATCTGTCTCTCCAGCTTGTACTCTGTTTAATATAGTTTGAATGGGTCTTGTGATTGTATCGTATGCATTAGCGTGAGAAAAATCTACGTATTTTAATTTACCAGTTTCTTTATCTCTAATTGGAATCAATGTAGAGTTTTTAGACCAGTCCGCTACAAATCTTCTCATCGCTGCACGCTCATCTTGTGTTACATTGTAAAGCGCTGACATACCGCTCGCGATCCCTGCAGGTACGGCAGCTGTTGTAAAGGCCATACCACCTAATCTTTTAAGACCGATAGTTCTAAATGGATTAACTTGTTTACCATTAATTGTAGTTGTGTAAAATATTTCATCTAGTGATCTAGATACAATGTTAGTGCTTGTTCTCATTATTTCTGCAGGGAAAGATACAAAGTTTCCAAGCGGGAACTTTCTTAATCCTTTTACAAATTCAGAAACATAAGCATAGTTTGGAATATTATTTCTAATAATATCTGCTGCTTGTTCTTCTATCAAATCATCAGTTAGTCTTACTGTATTACCAGCCATATCTGTAAACTCTTGGCCTAGCTGTAAGCCTGCGGATCTATATGCATTCTTTAATCTTTTAGACTCACCTAAAAAAGAAAATATTTTCCAAAAATCATCTTCAGCTGTGTATGCATCTTCAGAAAATTTTTTAACTTTAGATAAACCTTTAAGTAATCTGTTTAATCCATAACTTGCTAGGTTATCCGCAGATGCAAGTTTACCAGTAACACCACCAAAGTTAACATCTCTTAATAAGTTTTGTAGATCTCCAAGTTGTACTTGTGAATTAACCACACCTAGTCTTAAAAGTTTTTGATAAAATTCATTAGATTTTCTTGTTCCTGGTCCTGCAACTTGTAGAGCATTAAACGCTTGCTTAACTGCCTGCGGGTCTGAAAAAGGAATTATACCATTAGCCATAGCAAAAGCTCCTGCACTTACAAAGTTTCTTGCGTGAGTAAATGGAGACAAAATTGTTTTAGCCATCTGTGATGTAGCTTTAGGATATAGAATTAAGTTTTGATAAATTTGAGAAGTAAGACTTTTACCTGCAGCCATTTCATCAATAGGTTTTACAATACTATCTACTGTTCCCACTAATGCATACTTTGTTTGTAGTGGGTTATGAATAGGAAGTTCCATATCTACTTCCCCTCTTAATAAAGGTTTACGTTCACCTTTTAATGGTTTTAAAGTTTGTTTGTAATCAAGAAAAGGATCAAGAGGTTCTACTCCTTGTATTCCGCCTTTAGTAGCTTTAACAGGAGTAACGGCTTTCCAATCTACATTTTCTACTCCACCAAATAATCTCGAGGCTTCATCTCTACTGTTAGCAAATGTAGGAGTTTTACCTGCAGCTCTTAATTCATTAGAAGTATTTAAAAGATTATCGAAGTATTCATTACGTCTTACAATACCAGATAGTTTATTAGTACCATTTAAAATAGTTTGAAAAGCATCATTTCCTTTACCTAAAAGGTCTTCAATAACTTTTAATGGTTCTCCTGTTAAATCAGATAAATTAATATTATCAGAAAGTTTTAATACATCATCTGCTGCAGATTTTCCTAAAAAAAAACCAGGAACTTGAAAGTAAGGATCTGATTTAGAGTTTAATTTAAATCCTTCTTCAAGACCTGCAGAGTTATAAACTTTTATAACTTCTTGTTGTGCTGCGGCATCGGACAATTCTTTTCCTGTAGTTTTTTTATATAATTGTTTGAAAGATGCTTTAGCAGATTCCATTACTTGAGCAGTAGGTGTATATAATTCACCTATTTTAGATTTTCTATTTTTAAATACGTCATACGTAGAATCTAACCAAGTAGTAACCTTATCTCCAAACAATGTTCTAAATTCTTTTGCACCGTCTGCATCTAATCTTCTACCCATTGAAGAAAATAAATCACCCCATCCAGATCTCATTACTCCAAGATTCAATTTTATAGCTTCTATGTCGTTAGCCTTTGCTCCTAGTCTAGCTAATTGTTCTGTAAATTCATTCATAGCTTTAGTATTCATTGCACCAAATCTAACTTTTTCAATTAACTCTCCTGTTGCATCGGTAGTTGTTTCAATAATAGGATCTAGTTTATTTGCATTTTTTTCACTAGATAATAAAACTTGATTCATCTTCTTAAGAAGTTGTTTACGTTGAGCATCTACTGTCTTATCACCAATAGCTCTTTTAAAAAATGGAAATAGTTTACTTATCTGTCCATCTAATTCTCTAACAATTGTTTCAGTAACATTTTGATCCGAAGCTTCAGCTCCTACTAATTTTCTTTCTTGTTGAAATGCTTCTTTAGTTTGTTTACCTCTAGCTCTAAATGGTTGAGAAACCCATTTGTCTAACCATTTATTAAATCTACCATTAACAACTTGTCCTGCATTGTCTGCGTTTCTTAATTTTTTAATTGCAACACCTGCACCTCCAAGAGCTCCAGCAAACAAAGCACCTTCAGTTCCAAACTTTAATCTATTTAATAATTCTCTTCCAGGATCATAATCGGTACCTTCTAAACCTCTGTCTAGTTCTGTAAAACCTCCTACCAAATCTCCAAACGTTCCTGCTTCTTCTGTATCGGCTACAAAAATACCTTCTGCAACACCAGCTCCTAGTGCTCCTGATCCAAAGGTAAGTGCTTTACCTGTTTTGGTAAGTTGAGGTGCTACTTTTGTAGCTGCTTTTTTACCAATAACTTCAATAGCTTCTTTACCAGCTTTGGTTCCAAGGTTCACTAGTCTACCGCTTTGTGATGCAACAATACCTGCTCGAGCGATACTAGATGCAGCTTTAGCTGCAAATCCACCTGGTACACCAATGTTAACAATTAGTTCTGTAATTCTACCAGCAGCTGTTGCTTCTGCCATTTCATCAAAAGGATTTATGTCTGCAAAATATTTTTCTACTTCTGCAGCTTTATTAGTATCGTTAAACAAATCATAAAACATTGCACCCGTGGATATAAAACCTTCAGGTATTTTAAAAAGACCAGAACCGAGTCCAGCCATTGCTGATTTGAATGTGCTTATTTCGTTGTTTTCTTCTGCTGGTTGTAGTTCTTCAGCTTTTGGAGCTCCTAAATCAAGAATTAATCCCATTTAACCTCCTTATTGCATTTGAATTTTTTTTCTAAATACTTCTGCGCCGTCTTTAACTTGTAAAATTTCTTTTGTTTCTTCAATTAAATAAGTTCCATCTTCTTGAGATCCATCATTTTTCCATAATCCACCCCAGTCTTTGTAATAAATAGGACCATCTGAAAGTACATCATCAACCGTATAAGCAAATCCCTCTAAATTATTAGCGGCGGTAGCAGCTTGTCTAAATATATTACTCTCAAATCCAGCGTTTTTCATAGCAATATTATATTTTTTAGTTCCTGGCTCTAGGCTTGCTAAATACTCTGTATTTTTTTCAGTTATACCTGGAGCAAATTGTTTGTTTTTAAATGCTTCTAAATCTCTAATTCTTGCTGCAATAATTTTTTGTTGCGCAACATTTTCTGTAGTTTCTAATTGTAGTTTTAATCTATCCATTGCAGCGTTAATTGATTTTTCTGACTGTAGATCTTTAAAGTCAAAACCTCTTTCTTGCATTAATTCTTTAAATGCCATTTGAGTAGCGGCATCAAATCTTCCTTCTTCTCTGTTCGATGCAGCATCTTCTAATCTTTCTCTTCTTATGTCTGCTCTGTCTTTTTCTTTTTCAGATCGGCTTGGTTTAGCAATTAAATCTTCAGCTGCAGAACCTAACATAGTTCCAACAGTTGCTCCTGGTTTTTGTGATTTAGCAAAGATACTTAAACCTAAATCTGAAAGATCCCCGATTCTTGCTTTCTTTAATCTCTCTGCAGATCTTTCATCTGCTTTTGCTAATCTTTCAGCTAATCGTTCATCAGATCCTTGACTCATTGCTTCAAAATAACTGTCAGCTAGTTCTTTATAACCTACTGCACCACCATCAACTGTTTCTTCTCCTTCTACTTCTGTAACACCTACTGGTATTTCAAAGTCACCTTCAGCTGCATCTTGTCCACCACCTTTTATTCTATTAGCTTCTGCTTCTTCTGCTCTTTTTCTAGCATTAATTTTTTTAACTTGATCAAGACCTTCTTGGTCCATAATAGCTTGTTCTCTTGCATCATATACAGGATTGTCTATGTAAGATTTAATTCTTTCTTTATTTCTTAACTCTACTTCATTAGAAGGTCTGAATTTTAATTTACCTTCTTCATCAAAATAAGTTTCACTACCCATTTCTGCTTCTTCATATTCATCTTCAGAAGATATTTGAGGAATTAATTGTTCAGATAATTTAGTTGCTACAGGCATTACTTTTTCATCATACATTTTTTGATATTCATCTACATCGCCAATAAAACTTTTATCTTTTCCATATTTACTGCCTGTGAAATAATCTTGAAGTTTATCACCACCTGTTATTAAAGGTTGGAATAAATAATTTTCTAAAAGATCACCTCCTTTAAGAGTAATTCCTGCTAAATCTTTTTTAAACGGAGCACCAAAAACTTGTTCTTCCGCCATTCTTTTAATATCAGCACCTGTCATATTTGATTTAGGTACTGCTGAATATCCTGCTGGATAAATAGGTCCACCAACATTATAACCAACTCTACCACCATCAGCCAAACCACTCGCGATCCCCGTTCCATAACTGGATACAGGTCCACCTCTAAACATTGGTCTTCTTAAAATTTTACTCATTAGCCGAATAATCCTAGTTTACCACCAATACCTGCGATACCTGCGGCACCTCCTAGGAATTGTGACATAGGACTAGCCGGAGCTGCTGGTGGTGCATAACCTACAGTTTGTGTAGCAAATGCTCCTGGTTGAATTTGTGCAAGTTGTTGACCAACTAAACCTAATTGTGTGAATGGTGCAAACTGTGCTTCTCGTGCTGCGATTTGAGTTGCATCTAATCCAGCTTGTTCTACAGCTTGTTGTTGTTGACCTAGTGCAGATTGATACTGACCTAGACCTTGTCTTGCTTGAAGATCTGCTGCCGCTGCTTGTTGCGCTTGTTGAAATCCTTGATTTAATAATTGTGCTTGTAATTGTGCTCTGTTCATTGCAGCACCTTTTGCTGCTTCGGCAGCCATAACACCTTCACGACCACCACCATATGCACCAGCTCTAATAGCTGCGTCTCTCATTCCTGTATTTTGAATCGCTTGATTCCTATCAAATTCTGTTAACGTTGCATCAATCACCTGTTGTTGGTAAGGTGACATAAACTGTTGATAAGCTTGTGGGCCTGTTAATGCATCTAAACCTTTTGCTCTATCTACTACATCTTTTTGTAATTGTGTTTGTTGTGCAACCTTTGGATCATATGCTGATGTATCAATACCAGCAAAAGTTGATGGTACTGCGCCTTTACCTAATTTATCTACTTCATTTAAAAAGGCTGTAAGTGATCCTGTAAGTATCGGTGCTGGTTTGTTTATTGTTACTGTTTCAGCCATTATGCTCTTGCCTCTAGTTTATTCATTACATCATACATTCTCTTTGCACCTTTGTTAACACTACCACCACCTGCTGCTCTAACAGCATCTGCTGTCATTACAAATTCATTTTTAGAAAGTCTTGCAGGTACATCATCAGCTCTTTCTTTTTTACCTATTGGCACAAAGCCACCTTTTCTTAAATCCATTTCTTTGCCATCAAGATCCATTAAGCCACCATCTTTCATACCTTGTGCTTCAGGTCCACTTTGTAGTGCGCTGATACCCATACCACGGTTTAGATTTAACATATTTAGTGGTTGATAACCTAACGCAGGTTGAAGCATAGGTTGAAAACCTGCAAGCTGTGTTTTTTGTTCAGGTCCTAATCTACTTCTTATTCTTCCTAAAGTTTCTTCAGCTCTATCTACACCTTGTTCTAATTGATTGAGTCTAGGAAAAACAGCTCCAGCTTGTTGTAGGGTAGGAGCAAAAGCAGGTAGCTGCTCTGCTTGACCAATTAATTGTTGTAATACTCCACCTTCTTGAAGACCGATTCTACCGCCATCTTTAGCTTCCATAACTACTTTTTCTTTAATCTCTTCTTTCATCTTCACATCACCTGGACCTTTGTAATCATATCGGTCTTTGTAAAATTGTTTTAATTCTTCTAAACTATTAGGTTTTCTTTTAAATTGTATTTCAAATTCTTCTGCTAAATCTGCAATAGGTACATCCATATCATTTAACATAGATGCGAACTTTGCTGCTTCTTTCATTTCTTGATTATCTATTTGATTAATTGCTGCACCAATACCACCAAATCTTAAACCTACTCTACCGCCTTTAGCATAATCTTCTGATATCATTTTTTTAAATTTTGAAAAAGACATAGGTGAATCTCCATCTATTTCTATTTCTTTAATATATGAATCATATTCATCTTCCATAGTTTCATTATCTGAACTACCTACATAATCACCACTACTAAAACCTACTCTACCACCAGTTTTGTATCCTGCTGCTTCTATTGCTCTTAAAATTTCTTCTTCACTTGCACCGTACGCTTCCATAGATTTTCTAATCGCGGCTCTGTATGCATCGTCCGTGTAGCCACCACTACTATCTTCAGACATCATATCATCGTATGCGTCTTGATCTCTTTTAGCTTGTGCAAATAATAAATCACCAGTTGCTTGAGCTGCTGGTATTGATGCTGCTTTTAAACCTGCCATACTAAATGGATCTTTCATACCTGCTGCAAATATATCTGAACCTTTTGCTAAAGCTTCTAAACCTTTTCCTCTTAAAGTATCAGTTCCTATTCCTGCTGCTTTACTTCTAAATATATCAGCTGAACCTTTTGTTATCATTGGGCCTTCTCCTGGACCACTCATTGAAAAATCTACACCTGTTGGTTTTGTCATAGCACCGGTCAACGCTCCGAGTCCCGCTGATAATAAATTAATATCACCTTCATTACCTTCTTGTGCAAGTTGTCCAAAAATATTTAAACCACCACCCATAGCAGCTCTAGATAGCATAGTGTTACCAAAAGCTCCCATAATCCCAGGTGCAATCATAGGCGCAAATGCTGCTGCGTATGGTAAGAAAGGTTTTACTTCATTAGGTATTACTTTATCTAATACCTTCGATACTGGTTTGAATATTTTTTTTAAAAATCCCATAGTTTCTCTTTATATTATATGATGACGGCAAGTTCGCAAAGCTTGTAAATAGGCGAGTGTATCACAATTTACAAGGTTTTTAAACATTCGTCAATCGCTGATATTAAAACCAGCGCCTATCTTTATCTCTTCTACAGTCACATTTACATCTCTTCGTATATGTTCTGCTTTGGTAGCTGTATTAGCGTCTTGAACGTCTGCTAAAGCCTCGGCATCTGACATATATTCTTGGCCTGTTTCTGTATTAGTTAATGTTACTTCACATTTAGGTGTAATTACTGGTACTCTTTGACCATTAATTGTTTCATACCTAACAGAAGCTTCTGTTTCTATAAACGGCATTATCTGTCCTCCCTGTTAATTTCTAGTATAGATGCAATAACATCTGCTTGACCACTACTTGCTTGTACTTTTAATATCTCACTTTCTAACATAATTAAAGGTTCACTCAATACTTGTTCTTTTTGATTAGCACTTAAATTAATATCATTATCTACTACAAATGCTGTGCCTGATGCATTGGTTAAAGTTGCTTTAACAACTGCTGCACCACCATTATCCTCTACTACTAAAATAGATTTTACAATAGCACGTGAATTACTTGGTACTGTATACAAAGTTGTATTATCAGTGTTAGTTAAACTTACTTTATCATTTTTATATATATTTGCCATTTTATCCTAATCCAAAAAAGGTATATCTTTCCGAGTCCTCTTTAAGTTGTGTTAAATATGTTGAGTTTAATTGTTCAATAATTGTAGTCAACGCTCTGTTAATTTGTCTTTGGTTATCTTCACTATATACTTTTTTAGGTTCTGGTAATCTTACTACTACTTTTGTCATTATCCTCTCCTTCCATCTGGTTGTAAGTCTACTTGAAACGTACCAAATCTCCAAGACTCACCTACCCCAGTATTTTCTATTTTTATATTTGCATATCTACCTCTAGCACGTGTATCAACTTTTAAAGTTGATGCATTAATTATAAAAGGACTTAATGCAGTTTCTATATCATCTTGTGCAGGAAAATCTTTTATAGATAATGTTACTTGGTTATTGCCTGTTAATACCTTGAAGTTAGGTAAAAATCTTCTTAATGCTAGAAATACTTCTGCTTGATCTTGTTGTAATGAAAAACTAAATGATTGTATAAAAGATGTTAAAGTAGTTACACTACCATCAGGATTTACTTGATCGGTGCCCGACTCGTGTTCAAACAATACACTTCTACCTAAACCTGTTTCACCTATAATTGCAGGAAAAGAACCTGTAGCTGAACTGCTGTATGCTGTAGCATATGGTTTAGGATATACTAATGAATCAATCCAAGTAGTTCTAATTGAATTTGTATTAACACCTGTGTACCAATTACCCATAGGTAATTGTGCATTGTTTTGTCCATAGTTGTAAACTACATATCTGTTATTAAAATCTGATCCTGCTGTTGGATACCACCAAGTTACTTCTGTAAATAGGTTATTGATACCAGCACAAACTTGTTGACCTTTTGTTGTATCAACATCATCATAAATATAATCTTCAACACTACAAGGTAAAGTATTTACTGTACCATCAAATGAAAAGAAACCATTATTACCCATCCAGTATGCAACACCATCAATTTCAATCGCTGCATTTTTACCAATCAATCCACAGTTAGTACCAACTTGCTCAAAACCAAATGTAAATGGAGCACCTACAAATTTCATTGTGTACAATGCATTATCGGTCCATACTAGAATATTTTCTTTTGCAACCAAAGCTCCTACAATTTTTGTACCGTCTTGTATTCTCTGTGTACCTGCTGTGTTAGTTGCTTCCGGTACATATCCATTTATATTTTCATCTTCAGAAAATCTTATAAACATATCATCTTGTGTAGTTGGACTACCAATAGTTGTTTCAGTTCCAAAATGAATTAAGTGACGTGTTGTTGGTGAAATAAGTGTAACTCTAGTAGCTGTTGGATTATTTGTAGTTTGAAATCCTGATGTAGTTGTAGAAGCTCTTGTAGATAATCTTGCTGCAATAGAAGAGTCCCAAGTAAAAGTTTTACCATTAGCAATGGTTGCAACTAATACATCACCAAAATTACTTAATGACCAAAGTCCTGGCTCAAGAGTAAC